GACGATTTTATGAGGAGTGAAACTCCTTTTTTTCATTATGAGGTAGCAGATGCCCTAATGAATAAGGAATATAGGCAATTAGGAGTAATACTCCCACGGGGTCATGGAAAGACAGTTCTTACTAAGTGCAATATAGTGCATGATTTTGTTTTTGCACAAGACCCATTATTTTACGGATGGGTTGCTGCATCTTCTAAAATATCAGTACCAAATTTAGATTATGTAAAATATCATTTGGAATATAATGACAAAGTGCAGTATTATTTCGGTGATTTAAAGGGGAAGAAATGGACAGAAGATGACATTGAACTTAAAAATGGCACAAAACTTATCTCGAAGTCAAACCTTTCAGGTATACGTGGCGGGGCTAAGCTGCATAAAAGATACGACCTTATCATCCTTGATGATTTTGAGGACGAAAATAATACCGTTACACCTGAGTCTCGTTCTAAAATCGCAAATCTTGTTACGGCAGTGGTCTTCCCTGCTTTGGAACCTGCTGACGGGAGGCTGCGTATTAATGGTACGCCTGTGCATTACGATGCATTTACTACAACAATTCTTAATGGTCACCTCCAAGCTAAAGCGAAGGATGAAGATTATTCTTGGAAGGTTATAACATATAAGGCCATCCAAGAGGATGGGACTCCTTTATGGCCAGATTGGTTTGGCCATAAGGAAATGGAGCGAAAGAAAAAGTTTTACGCAGATTCAGGCCAGCCACAAAAATTCTATCAAGAATATATGATGGAAGTGCAGAGTGCTGAAAATTCAATTTTTACTAGAGAGCATATTAATTATTGGGACGGAGAGTATCTATATGATCGAGAAGCTGGGATATCTTATATCATCCCTAAAGGAGAGGATCCTCAGCCATGTAATGTATTCGTGGGTGTTGACCCTGCCACTGATAGTGCTAGGAGGGATAGTGATTTCAGTGTATTACTTACTGTTGCTGTTACTCCTAACAATAATATCTATATACTTAATTATACTAGGCTTAGGTCACTCCCTGTTCTTGGTATTCCTGGAACAAGCAAGAAGGGTATCGTAGATTATATATTTGAAATAGCAGATTTTTCTAACCCTGCATTATTTACGATTGAAGATACTAGTATGTCTAAGCCAATATTCCAGGCTATAAATGCAGAGATGAGGCGACGAAACAGATTCGATATTAGATTTAAGGCTGAAAAGCCTGGGAACAGGATGAGCAAGAGAGACAGGATACAGGAGATATTAGCTCAAAGATTTTCAGTGGGGCAGATTTATATTAAACGAAACCACTATGAGTTGGAGCGTGAAATAGTTACTTTTGGTCCTCGTATGGCTCATGACGATACTATAGATGCATTAGCATATGCATGCAAGTTCTCACACCCGCCAGGGAATACTTTAAAAGATAAAGATGGGACCTGGTATAAAAAGAAGCCTACTGCAAGAAGATGGCTGGTAGCATAAGGATAAAATATGGCACGCGCAAAAAGAGCAGATATAGTACGTAGACTTTTTAACCTTTCTAACAATTGGACAAGAAGTCAATGGGAGGCAGTTAACCAAAAAGGTTATGAGTTTTCTTTTGATGAACAATTATCTCAAGATGATAAAGATGCATTAGAAGAACAGGGTATGCCAACATTTACTATTAATAGGATATTACCTGTAGTAGAAATGTTAAACTATTATGCTACAGCAAATAATCCAAGATGGCAAGCTATAGGTGTAGATGGCAGTGACTCAGATGTAGCTGCAGTTTTTTCAGATTTAGCAGACTTTATCTGGGCTAATTCTAGAGGGGACGCATTATACGCTAATGCTATTAATGATGCTATAACTAAATCTGTTGGATACATGTTAGTATCAGTAGACCCTAATCAGGATAATGGTATGGGTGAAGTCGTTCTTCAGAATCCAGATCCATTTGACCTATATGTAGACCCAAAGTCTAGAGATATATTATTTAAAGATGCTGCATATATAATGATAAGAAAGGTGCTACCTAAAGGGCACTTAGAATCTTTACATCCAGGCTATAAGGCAAAGATCAATAAGGCTGCTACATATGAGGGCAAGGTAGCTTTAAGCTCTAGAGCTATGGGTGGGGCAAGCCAAAAGTTATTCATGCAAAATGATACAACATCTGATGATATAGGCATTACTGCCTTAGGAGAGCAAGAAAATTTAGTAGAGTATTTTGAAGTCTATGAGAAGGTTAAAGTATCATACTATAATCTATTCTATAGAATCCCGCCTAGTGCTGCTGAACTTCGACAAATAAAGATACAGTGTGATGTAGCAACTAAAGAATTAACTCAAGAACTTCAAGTTAAATTATTAGAGCAAGACCAAGCGATGCAATCTGCAGTTCAATCTGGGGAAATGCTTCCAGAGAGATACCAGCTTGAAATGGGGAAAGCTCAGGAAATGGCTGAGAATCAAGTACAATCATATGCAAAAGAATGCATGAGCCAAATGCAGGCAGAAGCCTCAAAGGTAGAAAATAAGATTGTTACCGAGAAAGAATTAAAAATTTTAGAAAAAGATCCAGCTATAGCAAAAAATATTGTTGAAAAGATCCAATTCTATGGGTCTAGAATTAAACAAAACTGTATTGCTAGTGATCAGGTTCTTTTTGAAAAGGTATTGCCAGATACTATAACAGAGTATCCACTTATTCCTTTCCATTTTAAATGGACGGGGACACCTTACCCTATGAGTGCAGTTTCACCTTTAATAGGTAAACAGCAAGAGATCAATAAGTCTCATCAAATTATGGTTCACAATGCTTCTTTAGGATCTAGTCTTAGATGGATGTATGAAGAAGGGGCGATAGATGCAGATATATGGGAAAAATATTCTGCGGCTCCTGGTGCCTTATTGCCTGTTAGACCTGGCACTACAGCGCCAACGCCAGTAATGCCGGCTCCTTTATCGAATGCATTTTTTACTATAGTGCAAGAAGGCAAGCATGACATGGAATACCTGGCTGGTATCTATTCCTCTATGCAAGGGGACACAAGCAGTCAACATGAAACATTTAGAGGTATGCTAGCTTTAGATGAATATGGTACTAGAAGAATTAAACAATGGATGAAGACATCAATAGAGCCAGCCTTAAGACAACTTGGAGAAGTTTTATTACAGTATTCTCAAGCAGTCTATACTGCAAACAAAAGGTTTAGGATTGTACAACCTAATGCTTTACAGGATTCTAAACAAGCTGAGGTAAATATTCCTATTTATAATGACATGGGAGAAGCTATTGGTAAATCAATGGACATATCTGCAGGGCAGTTTGATGTACGTATTGTAGCTGGTTCTACATTACCAGTTAACAGGTGGGCTTATCTAGAAGAGCTTAAGCAGTTATTAAACTTAGGTGTTGTGGATGATATTGCTGTGTTAGCAGAAACAGATATAAGAAACAAAGATAAGATTGCTGAACGTAAGAGTATGTACGCTCAAATGAAATCTCAGATTGAAGGGCTTGATGAAGAGGTTAAAGATAAAGAAGGAACTATTGAGACGCTTGAACGTCAACTAGTTCAGGCTGGAATTAAACAAAAGATCATGCAGGCTGATGTTGAAATCAATAAAGAGAAGGAACAGGCTAAAACTGCAATCAGTAAAGGACGTATTGAAACAGAGGGTAAAGCTAAGTTACTACAAAATGTAATGGCGAATAATACTCATGCCGCTGCGAATGAAGTTAATCGAACAGCTGCAATGACAGAGCGTGAGATGAGCAATGCATTAAAAGATTTAAAGAAAAAGACAAGTGAAAAAGAAAAAGAGTTGGATAGTAGAGAATAGTATATTAATATACGACATATATTTTTAATCTAAAAAGGAGAGTTAGATGGCAAATGAACAACAAGGTAACCCTGAAATCGGTATGCAGGCTGATAGCTTAGAAGAGGCAGCTTCCGCAAAGACCAATCCAGGCTCCGATGATTTTTTCAATGCTTTAGAGGAAGATGTTAATAGTGCAATCCAGGATGACAATCCAGATCGCGCTCCTGAAGTAACCCAAAGTCAGCGTGGCTCCAATATGGCAACCCACAATGATGACCAAGGCTCTGATAGTGGAGAATGGGATAACAACAGCAACCCATACGAAAAAAGGTATCGTGACAGTAGTCGCGAAGCTGTTAAGCTTAAAGAACAATTGAGCGAACTTGAACCGTTCGTTCCTGTACTTCAAGCTATGAAGAATGACAGTGGGCTTGTAGAACACGTTCGTGGATATCTACAGTATGGTGGAGCTCCTGCTAAAAGTGTACAAGAGAGTTTAGGGCTTGATGAGGATTTTGCGTTTGACGCGCAAGATGCTATGGCAGCTCCAGATTCAGATTCCGCACGAGTTATGAATGCGCACGTGGATAAGATTGTCCAAACGCGTGTTAACGGTATGATGCAGGCTGAAAAAGCTAATGCTCAAAAAGTGCAGAGTAATATACAACGTAAGCAGGATGAGGAAGCATTTAAAACAGATCACAACATGACAGAAGAACAGTTTGAAGATTTTATAGGTAAAGCAAAGGGTCACAAAATGACTCTTAACGATATCCATAAAGTTTTAAATAGTGACTCTGTTGGTGCAAATGTTGCAAATGCTACTAGAAATGATATGCTAAACCAGATGAAGAATGTACGAAGTATGCCTACAAGTGCAGGAGGAGTCAATAGCCAGGGAGATAAATCAAATCCTGAAGGGGATGTATTTGATATTATAGCTGGTGATGGCTCAGACTTAGACAACCTGTTTGGGTAGACAATTCAAGTCTATCTAAACTCAATTCAATAATAGGAGCTAGATATGGCTGATTTATTAAATGTGACCGGTAGCGATTATACGTCCGGTTCAATTGAACGAGGGGAATCTTCTGTTAAGCTTAATACCGGTGCCTTGCGTCGCAAGTATAACTTTGGCGATAGAGTATCAGAATTAAGCCCAGCACAAGATCCTTTCTTTCGTTTCGTAAGTATGGTGGGTAAAAAGCCTACGGATGATCCTTCTTTCAAATTTACTGAAAAAAGACATTCATGGCATAAACGTTACTCATACATGCTACAATATGGTGAAAATGTTGCACCAACAGTTAACCCTGATAATGCTGATATTTCACCAGCAGCTGATGATACTTATCAGTTTGATATGTTTACTGATTATGACAGTAATGGTAACAAACAAAACATCGTTGGCAAGGCAAATAAATACTTCTTAAATGAAGTAGGCACTCAACCTAAGTTCTACCTTGAAGGGCAACTTATTAAGATTGCTCACTTCGTACCAGCAGCTGGTAATACAAATGGTGTATCTGAAGGATATACTGTTTGGAAAGTGGTAGCCGTAGACTTAGTTGCTAATCAGTTAACCCGAATCACATGTAAATGTGTTAAGGGAGCAGACTTAATCAGATTCCATGATGCTACTGCTGCTGCACTTTTAGGTAGTGGTAACACTGGAACAACCGGATCTACTGAATCACTTGAACCATATCGTATTTATGCGATGGGTACAGTGTTTGATGCAGGTACTGGTTATCCTGACACATGGCAAGATCAACCTTATTCAACCGGATATGGTCAAACTCAAATCTTCAAAACATCAATGGCAATGAACAATACTGATCGTGCTACTGTGTTGAAGTATGAAGGTAATGAGTGGTCACGAATCTGGAAAGAAAAGTTGATCGAGCATAAATGGGATATTGAACAAGCATTGTTATTTGGTGCTCAAAGTTCAACATACCGAACAACTCAAGGCGCAGTTGATTTCATTTCTACATACGGAAATGCTTTCGACTTAGACCTCCCAACTAAATCACAAGATGGATTCTTAGATGATTTATCAGCATTGTTAGACCCTCGGTACAATAATGCTGGCGCAACAGTTTTCTTCTGCAATACTGCAGTATATAACTGGTTGCATAAATTGTCTGGGTACTTTGCTAATAACTTAGGAAGTGTTCAAGCTTTCTCAGCTAGCAATCCTGTAGGAAGTGGTGAAAAATCATTAGCTCGTGCTGATATGAGTTTAATGGGTAAGAAAAAGGTATTCGGAGTAGATGTTACTACTATATCAACTATTTATGGTGACATGAATGTTGTTCGTAATATCCACCTTGATAATACAAGTGTTAAGATGATTGGTGTTAACATGAAGTATGCTGCATATCGACCATTGGTTGGTAACGGTATTAATCGTGACACATCAGTTTACGTTGGTGTTCAAACCCTAGAAAACAGTGGTGTTGACAGACGGGTAGATCAAATCATTACCGAATCCGGTATGGAATGGTCTTGTCCTGAAGCTCATGCTATCTGGTCGTAAGGAGGTATATGATGAATATACAATATGGATCCAATGCAATCGATAAGCCTTTAGGTAATCTCTCTCGTCAATGGAAGGTAGTAAAGCATACTGTAACTGTAGATGATACAGGTATTGCTGCTGCTTCTCCTGTTGTTGTAGGAGGAATACCTGCTGACTTTCAACCTGTACTATGTACCGTTAAAAACATCAGTGCAGCTGTAGGTGATGACTTCGGTGCAAGTGCCTGTATTTTGGATGATAGTGCATCCCCTAGTAACGAGCTTACAAAGTCGTTATCTGGATTGGCTAAAGGCGATCAAATGTCGTTTTCGTGTGAAAACACATCCAACGTTGTTGCTACAGACGTAAAGGACGCTGCAAGTGATATAGACGCTAAAACAGCGGCTTTTAAAGCTGCAGCAGGTAAAACAATAACTTGTGAGATTATTGTCTCAGGTTGGGATTGTTCTGCAGAAGTAACATCTGCGTTAGTTGAAGGATAAATAGATAACTATATAGCCTCTCTTAACCGGGAGGCTATATTTAAAACGGGGGCCATTATGGCAATTGGAAATAATCCACAATATGGATCAAACAAATTAGATTCGCTTCTTAAAAAAGTAGCTAATCAAGACCAAGATATTGCAGACTTAATAGTTCCTCAGTCAGCTATACTTGCAAATGCGGTGACTGTTACTATAGGGGCTAATACTGGGCTTTCACAAGCTGGCTTATCTTCGATAGGAGATACTACTAGCGTAGATGTATCTGGAGCTCTTATGAATGATCTTGCATCAATTCAAGCTGATCTACTCGCTCTAAAAACTAGCGTTAACTATGTAATAGCTGCGATTAAAGCTGCAAATATAATTATATAAAAGATTTAATAATGGTCGGCTCGCCTTCTGGTTAATCTTCTCTCCAGGGGGTGAGTTCGATCTATAAGGGGATATATGAGTTTTAAAGATAGGGTCCAAGATTTAATCTCTGTAGGTATATCAGATGAGCCTGAAGCAACGCAATTTCTACAAGATGGAGTTGTTGATGTTATATCTAGAGTGCTTAGAATCAATCCTGCTGATGCACGCTTGTTTGAGACTAGTGAGGTTATTACTTCTTTAAGTTCAAGTACTATGGATAGCGGGGCTATACTATCTGTAACTAGAGAAAATGGAGTTGCGGGAGAAGAAGAGCCTGCAACACAAATAGACCCATCCGAAAGATTTAGAGCAGGAGATTTAAGTAGTTTATCCTATCGCAGTAAGTTTAATCCGGGATGGTATTTGCTGGACAATAAAGTCCATGTCGTACCTACCCCAGCTGCATCACCTAACTCCGCAAAAATACGATATGTAGGATATCCGACTCCAGATATTACAGATAATGATATAGGCGTTAATGCTAAATCAGTAATAATTATTACTGCAACACAGGCTAATCCAGCAGTGTTTACTGCAACGAATACTCTGGCTACAGGAGATATTATAACTTTAAGTGGCTTTTCAGAGATGACTGAATTAAATGGGATGACGGCTGTTGTTAGTGCATCTGGTTTATCAGGAGCAGCGTTTCAATTAGTAGGTATTGATTCAACAAATTATGGAGCAGCAGAAACAACTGGAGGTTCTGGAATTGTAGCGGGATCAGGATACCCTCAACAATATGAATATTTAACTTGCATATATACTGCTATGAGAATATTGCAGGCTAATATGGGTTCTCAAACAGTACCTTTTCCTATGACCTTTAATAGTGTTCCAGTTCCAATAGGAGCTATTGCAGCTCCAAGCTTTAGCTATTCTGCTACAGGACTAAATTTGATATCCTCTATTACAGGTGTAGTGGATTCAACTCTACCTACATATGTTGCTCCAGCTGCTATTTCACTTACAACTTATGCAGCGTATACCGCAACTATGGAAGAGCTTTCAGTAACAAGCGTTATTCCTTCGCCACCTATACCTCCTAGCTTTACTTATCCAGACGCTATAGCAGCTACAGGAGATAATTTAGGATCATTTATTAGCGTTGGCAGTTGGACCAGTGTAGCGTCAGTACCAGTATATACACCTCCTTTTGTTAGTGGTACTAGCAACTCTGAAAGTGCTGTAGCTGATTTGACTTGGGCCGCCGACTCAGGAGATCTTAATGACCCTACTGATTTTGAGGATTTTGATAGCTGGTGGAGGGTCGCAGGTTATTTAATAGAAGACGAAGAAGACCCTGAACTTGCTGGAGTTCATATAAATAAAATTAGCAC